GGAGGGGTTGCAACCCCTCCTTTTTTATGCTACAATATTCAAATGACAGTTAAACTAGCATTACTAAAATCAGGTGAAGATGTCATTGCTGATTGGCATGAGATGGTCGTTGATGAACGAGTCATTGGTTATCTCGCAAAGTATCCCTATACAGTTAGTATAGAAGATTCTGAAGAATCAGACGACACTAAGGTGGGACTTAAGTTCTTTCCTTGGATGCCTTTATCAAAGGACAAAGAGATTCCAGTAGATCCACAATGGATTGTAACTCTAGTATCTCCTGTTGATGAAGTAAAAAAATCTTATGAGGAAAAAGTAAATGTCATCAAAGAAAGACGCAATGGTGGTAGTCCTGATGACGGGGACGAAACTGATAGCGACTCTTGAAGAAGTCACAACTGAATTAGGTGAACCTGATTGTAAGTTGGTTGAACCGTATGTGATTACGGAACATGATACCCTTGAGCCTTGGTTACTTAATATAACAAACCAGAACGAAGTGATGATATCTTCTGATAAAATATTAACCTTGGTAGAACCCAAGACTACACTCCTAGCAAAATACGAAGACGTATTTGATTAATGCGCTTTTACACAAACGTCCAACTTGTTGGGAATCAATTCCTTGTCCGTGGATACGACAATGGGAAGAGGTTTACTGATAGGGAGGAATGGCGTCCCACATTATATGTTGATTCTAAAAAGAAGTCTAAGTATCAAACCTTAGATGGTAAACCTGTAGAACCTATTCAACCAGGATATGTAAGGGATTGTCGTGAGTTTTATAAGAAGTATCAGGATGTAGAAGGGTTTAATATCTACGGTAATGAAAGGTATATCTATCAGTATATTTCTGAGAAGTACCCTCAGGATGAGATTAAGTTTGATATATCAAAGATTCAATTAGTCACTCTTGATATTGAGACTACATCGGAGCAGGGATTTCCTGATGTAGAATCTTGTGTGGAGGAAGTTCTTTGTATATCTCTGCAGGATTATTCAACTAAGAAGATCATTACTTGGGGTGTTAAACCTTATCAAATTAAGCAGGATAACCATAGTTATATTCAATGTAAGGATGAGTTTGAATTACTCAATAAGTTTATTGAATGGTGGATGCAATATACTCCAGAAGTTATTACTGGATGGAACGTACAACTATTTGACATACCATACATTGCAGGACGTTTGAAGCGTGTCCTAGGTGAGAAGTTGATGAAGCGTCTGTCACCTTGGGGATTGGTGACAGAAGGAGAAGTCTATATCAAAGGTAGAAGACATGTGCAAATGGACATAGGAGGTGTTACACAACTTGATTATCTTGACTTGTATAAGAAGTTCACTTATACTAATAGAGAATCCTATCGTCTGGACTATATTGCTGAAGTAGAGTTAGGTCAGAAGAAACTAGATCACTCTGAGTTTGATACATTCAAGGAGTTCTATTCTGGTAACTGGCAGAAGTTCGTGGAGTATAACGTAGTGGACGTTGAACTTGTCGACCGTCTGGAAGACAAGATGAAACTGATTGAACTTGCTCTTACTATGGCATATGACGCAAAGGTGAATTTCACTGATGTGTTCTATCAAGTTCGTACTTGGGATTCAATAATCTATAATTACTTAAAGAGGAGGAATATAGTTATTCCTCCACGTAAAAGTGTCGATAAAACCGACAAGTATGCAGGTGCGTATGTCAAAGAACCGAAGGCAGGAAGCTATGATTGGGTGGTCTCTTTTGACCTTAATAGTCTGTACCCTCATCTTATTATGCAATACAATATCAGTCCAGAAACCCTCAGGGAGACTAGACATCCCAGCGCGAGCGTTGAGAGGTTTCTAAAGCAGGAGGTTAGTATTGATGGTGAGGATGCTGTTGCTGCTAATGGAGCACAGTACCGTAAGGATAAGAAGGGATTTCTCCCTGAATTAATGGATAAGATTTACAATGAACGAGTCATCTTCAAGAAGCGAATGCTCCAGGCCAAACAGGAGTATGAGAAGACGCCTAGTAAGAAGTTGGAAAAGGAAATCGCTAGATGTAACAACATTCAGATGGCGAAGAAGATACAACTCAATAGTGCTTATGGTGCTATCGGTAATAATTATTTCAGGTATTACAAACTAGAGAACGCAGAAGCAATTACATTATCGGGACAGTTTTCTATCAGGTGGATAGAGAACAAGATGAATAAGTATCTAAATAGATTGCTTAAGACTGATAGCAAGGATTATGTCATCGCTTCTGACACTGATTCCATATATCTCAATCTGGGACATCTTGTTCAAACTATCTTTGGTGAGAACACGGATGTTGATAAGACAAAAATTGTTAACTTTCTGGATAAAGCGTGTCAGGACCAATTTGAACCATACATTGAGAAGTCGTATGCCGAACTTGCGTCTTATGTGAATGCCTATGAGCAGAAGATGTTTATGAAGCGAGAGAACATCGCTGACAGAGGCATCTGGACTGCTAAAAAAAGATACATCCTGAATGTTTGGGATAGCGAAGGAGTTCGTTATGAGAAACCTAAACTGAAAGTGATGGGTATTGAAGCTGTGAAGTCTTCAACTCCAGCTCCCTGTCGCCAGATGTTGAAAGATGCATTCAATAAGATAATGACAGGTACAGAAGATGATGTCATCGAGTTTATCGAGGATTGTCGTCGGAAGTTTAAGTCAATGCCACCTGAAGATATTGCTTTTCCACGATCAGTTTCTGAAGTGGATAAGTATAAGGCGTCCTCAACCATCTATGCAAAGGGAACGCCTATACATTGTCGTGGCGCATTGTTATACAACCATTATGTTAAACAGAATAAGATGGATCATAAGTATTCACTTATTCAAAATGGTGAAAAGATTAAGTTCTGCTATCTTGCCAAGCCTAACCCAATCCATGAAAATGTGATATCATTTATACAGGACTTCCCCAAGGAATTGGGGCTGGACAAATACATTGATTATGACTTACAATTTGATAAGTCATTCTTGGAACCTCTTAAGATTATTCTCGACTCTATTGGGTGGAGTGCTGAGAAAACTGTTAACCTAGACCTATTCTTTTCCTGAAATGGATTTACCTATCAATGATTCAGATTTAGATACAATAGTTAAAGCCCTCGCCTTAGGCGGGGATGCTAGACTATATCATCTTTTGAAGGAGGTTAAAGAGGTGAGGGATTTAAATCCCGACGGTCCTTACAAGAAAATTCTACGTGAAGAAAGAGGAATCGCTATCTGATGTTTTTTAAAAAAGTGAGTTTGGTTACTGGTGGGTTCGACCCAATCCACAGTGGACATATATCATACTTTGAGAGGGCAAAGGATCTCTCCAATTATCTCGTTGTAGGTATCAACACGAATGAGTGGTTGACACGTAAGAAGGGACAATATTTTCTACCATGGATAGAACGTGCGGAGATTATCCGTCATCTTGATATGGTAGATGCTGTCATTTCTTGGGATGATAGAGATGATTCTGCCCTTGGTGCTATCGCCAAATGTTTAGAAATTTCTGAAACAGTTGTTTTCTGTAACGGAGGTGATAGAACCAAAACCAATATACCAGAACAGAAAGGATACGATGACGATCCTAGAGTTGAATTTGTTTATGGTACTGGTGGAGAAGATAAGATGAATAGTAGTTCTTGGATACTCAATAACTACTTTGATCGTCAGCGTAAACTTTTAGGTATTTGACATGGACTTCCTTAAATCAATTGTAAAGGAGATTGACAATGAGTATGCTGGAATCGTTAGTGATGGTGTTGCAGCGGGTGACTGTGATTCTTTTATCGATACTGGGTGTTTTATCTTTAACGCACTGGTATCGGGTTCGGTATTTGGCGGGATCCCTGCGAACAAGATTACGGCGCTTGCGGGTGAGTCAAGCACGGGTAAAACTTTCTTTGTTCTTAGCATTGTGCAGTCTTTCTTGGCTAATAACCCTGAGGCTGGTGTCATTTATTTTGAATCTGAGTCAGCAATTACTAAGTCGATGATTGAAGAGAGGGGAATAGATTCCTCTCGTATGGTAATTGTTCCTGTAACAACTGTTCAAGAATTTCGTGAACAAAGTATAAAGATCCTAGATAAGTTAGGGGATGAAGATAATCGTCCTCCTATGATGTTCGTTCTTGACTCCTTAGGGATGTTGAGTACGACTAAAGAAATTGAAGATGCTAGTGCTGGCAAGGAGACTCGTGATATGACACGTGCTCAAGTGGTCAAAAGCATTTTCAGGATCTTGACATTAAAGCTTGGTAAGCTTAAAATACCAATGATAGTTACTAATCACACCTACGATGTTGTCGGAGCTTACATACCAACTAAGGAGATGGGCGGAGGATCGGGACTTAAATATGCGGCGTCTTCGATCATTTATCTCGGAAAGAAAAAGGATAAGGATGGAAAAGAAGTCATCGGAAATATTATCAAAGCGGAGACTCATAAATCAAGGTTAAGTAAGGAGGGTAAGAAAGTTGAGGTCAGACTCTCCTTTGACAGGGGGTTGGACCCCTATTACGGATTACTCTCACTTGGAGAAAAATACGAAGTATTTAAACGAGTTGGAAACCGAATTGAGACGCCAGAGGGGAAGGTTTATCCGAAGACTATTCTCGAAAATCCTGAGAAGTATTTTACGCCGGAAGTAATGCAGGCTCTTGATGAGTGTGCTAAGAAGGAATACGGGTATGGCAGTCCTTAATTTTCATACACTACCAGACTCACTATGTGATTCCCTGGTAGAATTGTTTGAAATGGATGTTCAACATCATGAGCGTATAGAAAACAAGGCAAGACCTACCTTCACCCAGTTGAATTTAAACCAACATCATGCTAAGATAGTTCCTACTCTTATTGAGTACGTTCTAGAAACCATAAGGCATTATCAGGATGATGTCCCATCAGCAAGTTATCTCCCTTCTCTTAAATTATTTGAGGAGTTTAGGATTAAGAGGTATAATGTTGGTGGAGGAGATAGATTTGATGAACATGTAGATGTTTCTGATCATGACACAGCAAGACGATCCCTTGCTATGCTATTCTATCTAAACTCTGTTCCTGTTGGTGGACAAACTACGTTCCCTCATCAAGGAATAACTCTTAGACCTACTAAAGGTTATGTTACTGTCTTCCCTCCTACTTGGGATTATCCCCATACAGGTGAAGCACCTATCAGTAACACCAAATATATCATGAGCACTTATCTACACTATGGATAATGTTGAACTGCTGGTTCTACGGAGTCTCCTTTACAATGAAGACTATGCTAGGAAGGTAGTACCCTTTATACAAGGGGATTACTTTGAACAACCTTCTCAAAAGATTGTCTTTGAAGAGGTATCTAGTTTTATTACTGAGTATGATGAACTTCCTACTAAGGAAGCATTGTATATCGAAGTAGAGAAACGTAATGATGTTACTGAAGAAATTTATAAGCAAGTAAAGGAACTGATAGAAGTTTTAAATGATGAACCTGCAGACGAAGATTGGTTAGTTAATACAAGTGAGAAATGGTGTAGGGATCGTGCTATATACTTAGCATTAATGGAATCCATCCAATTAGCAGATGGAAAAGATGATAAGAAGGGAAGAGATGCTATCCCTAGCATTCTTTCAGATGCTCTAGCAGTATCTTTCGATAATAATATCGGACATGATTATCTAAAGGACTACGAAGAACGCTATGAATC